AATTTACACAACAGAATATATCAATACGGTGCTAAAGTTATTCAATACAATATAATTTTTGCTGAAAGAGACAGATCGGGCAAGGATGAAAACTTTGCACAAAAACTGGCTGGTACCAATACTGTCATGATGTACAGTATCAAAGACTCTGCCACAGACGGACAAGTGGCCAAAGTTCCTGTTGTAAAACAAGGTGAGCCGGATAAATTTTTATACAGTTTTAAAGGTGTGGTAACAAACATACCCGAACTTTTACAGTTTGCCAATGGCGCCGGCGTAAACATAATGATTCCTAATATAGATGGAACCATAAGACAGATTCCTTTGTTTGTGAACACTGACATAGGCACAATACCGAATCAAATTTTAGACACAATAAGAGTGTACAATCAAAATACCAAATACAAAATTGTTGCAGATAAAAATGGCATCAAAGAAATACTCATTAGTAAAAATAAAAAAATTAAAACAAATGCTAATGCAATGTTCAATATAAATTTTGCAGATACAAACACTATAAAAAAATATAGTGTTACTGATATCATTAAAAATAAAATTGATCTACAAAACAAAATTGTTGTTGTTGGATTAAATGCCGCCGGATTAAGTTATTTAAAAGACACTCCTTTAGGACTCATGACCGATACACAAATAAGTGCTCAGGCCATGGAAACAGATCTCACAGACACACAACTAATCAGAGATGGTAATACCAATTTGATAGAAATAGTAGCAGTTTTTGTCTTTGGATTTTTGCTGATATACATTATACCCAAGTTGGGTATTACCACCACTGTACTGACTTATATGACGCTTGTAGCCACCATTATAACGTCTAGTTTGATAGCATATAACACATCCTACATAATGCTAGATGCATCGTTTCCAGTGCTGTTTGTTACCATTGTTTGGGGCCATTTGGTATTCAACAGTTTTGCTAAACAGTACAGATTGAGACAACAGATCAAGAAACAGTTTGAACATTATCTAGATCCACGTATGGTCAAACGATTACAAAAAGATCCTGGCTTATTGAAGTTGGGTGGTGAAACAAAAACAATGACATTTATGTTTTCTGATATCAGAGGCTTTACTCCAATTAGTGAAAAATACAAGGGTAATCCACAAGGACTAACAAAACTAATCAATAGGTTTTTGACACGTATGACCAATATCATAATCAAAAACAAAGGTACAGTTGACAAATTTATGGGAGATTGTATCATGGCATTTTGGAATGCACCGTTAAACACGCCAGGTCATGAAAAACTTGCTGTTCGCACTGCTATACAAATGCAAAAAGAACTAAAAAAATTAAACAGAGAATTAAAGAAAGAAAAACTTCCGCAAATCAATATCGGTATAGGTATAAACACAGGCCAGGCATTAGTTGGTAATATGGGCAGTGACCAACGGTTTGATTATTCTGTGATAGGAGATGATGTTAATCTAGCATCTAGACTTGAAAGCAGTTCAAAAGAATTGGGTAGCACTTTGGTCATTGGAGAAAAAACAAAAACAAAATGCCGAGGTTTACGTTTCAAATCATTGGGTACTATTAAAGTTAAAGGCAAAACAGAAGATATAAATGTTTACACAATCTAAGAGTTAAATACGTATATAATGGAAAACTTTTTTAAATTGGTTGCAGAACTTGGATTGCCCATAGCAGGCACAATAGGTCTTGGTGCATTTATAATGGTTATTATAAAGTACATTTTGGGATCTGTTGTTAGTTCTATAAAATTTATTGAAACTGTTATAACACAATTAGATAACAGAGTAAAAACAATGAACAACGATATTATAAAATTAGATCAACAAGTATCTGAACAATTGGGACTGCCTGTTGATACCAGCAGAGTGGCCCGAGCAGATGGCAAAAAGGACGCAAGGAAAGACTAGATGAATATAGCATCACTTATAAGCGATTATGGTTTTCCAATTGTAGCAGTTTTCTTCCTTGCCTATTTTATTTGGTATCTTTACAATTACATTGTAAAAGAAATTAAACCCAAACTGGGTTCCACTTCCAACACACTGATTGCTCTCATTGATCGTGTGCGTATGTTGGACAACGATTTGATTCGACTAAAAACAAAAGTTGAAACAATGTCGCAGGTCCATCCTAAAAACAAAAAATAGTCGCTTTACTTTCATTCACAACAGGTTAAGTATTTTAGATGAATTATTTTTTGGTAGTCATAATGTGTATAGGAATGGATTGCTCCACAGCATGGAATCCAACACCTTACGACTCAAAGTTTGAATGTGAGATTAGTGCCAAAGACACAGTGCAATCACTTTCAACAACTTTTCCAGACAGTGATGGCGAAGTGTACTGTCTTACCAAAGATGAATATAAATCTTGGAAACTTGCTATCGAATCCGGTGTAATACCAAGACTTAATAAACATAGACTTACTCAACCACTAGAACAATCTATCTAGCAATTGACATTTTAATAATATCTGTTATAATTGAAACATGGCTTCAAAACGTTCTAGAACTGCGGTCAAAACACTGACTTGGCGTGTGTTAGCAACAACTGACACATTTATTATCAGTTATATTATTACTGGCAGATTTGATTTTGCTGGTGCAATTGCTGGTATTGAAGTAGCAACCAAAATGATTTTATACTATCTGCATGAAAGAGCCTGGAGCAAAATAAAATGGGGCAAACTTTATATAGATTTGCCTACCTCTCCATATCCATATGAGGATTGGAAAATAAAAAGATTACGTGCATGGTTAGATAAAAATGGTAATAAAAGATTGGCAAGGTTATTAGGATGACAAGATGTTGGGAGTTTCAATTAGATCTTAAAACTAGAAAAATTAAAACTTTTGTTTATAGTGACACAGGCACTGACATAGAAGAAAGATTTACTAAAGGATACAAAGTTTCAAATATAAAAGAGATCGATGATCCATTAGAGGAAAATAAAAAGGTTATAAAATGATTCATGCAATGATTGATCTTGAAACACTCAGCACCAGTCCTAATGCTGTAATTTTGACAGTTGGTGGCGTAAAATTTGACCCAAGCACACAAATGAAACCTTATAATGAAATGTATTTTAGAATGGATGTTGATAGTCAAACACAAATGGGAAGAAATGTGCAACAAAGCACATTGGATTGGTGGGCAACGCAACCAAACGAAATTAGTGAAGAAGCACTAGGAGATGGAAATCGTATATCTATAGAAGATGCTTGTAAGCAAATTAATAAATTTAGTAGTGGTGTTGACGTGTTTTGGTGCCAAGGGCCATTATTTGATTATGCAATATTGCAAAATTTATACAGTCAATTAGAAAAACCATTGCCATGGAATTATTGGCAAATTAGAGATTCGAGAACTTTGTTTTCGTTAGTGCCTAGAGAAAAAGATTATAGAACAGGATTACACAATGCCTTAGAAGATTGTAAATTTCAAGCAAATAAAGTACAAAAAGTATATAGGCAATTAGGTATAAAATGACATTCAAAAAACCATTTGAGAAGATAGACAGATATGAAGACTGCACCTGGCTTGGCAACGATAAACCTCTTTATGAAAATAAAATTTGTGCCATGTTTAAAGATAGGTATCCAGTGACCACAGGACATTTATTATTTGTGCCAAAAAAAAATGATTCTTACACAGTAGGTGAAACATATAAACTTGCTTACATTTACGGACAAAAAGGCATTAAAGATGGCACATGGACAGGTTATAATATTGGACAAAATCTTGGAAGGTCAGCAGGACAGAGTATTTTTTGGCCGCACATACATTTTATTCCAAGACTAGACGGTGACAGTGATCCTAACAAACACAACGGTATAAGACTTGCACATCCAGATGGCGATCATACTAACTACTACTGATGCCAAAAATAAAAAAGAAATTAAAAAAGCCTAGGTTATATAGAGAAGGCAAAATCTATATTAGTCCGGATGGTGGAGAAACTGTTTACGAACAAAAAAGAAATGGCGATCGTGGACCTTTAGTTTCTAAAACTGAATTAGCAGAAGACATAGAACTTGCACAAAACGAAATAGAAATGCATGGAGTTTATGCAATACAATTAAGAAAAAAATATCCTGCATTAAAAAAAGCATGGGACAAATATAAATTAGTATGGAGCATGGTTCACAATGACTAAATTTGTTTCTATAATTGGCAATGGAGAAAGTAGACTAGGATTTGATCTTACCCCATTAAAAAATTTTAGCACCGTGGTAGGATGTAATGCACAATTTAGAGATTACAATTTTGATTATTTTGTTTGTGCTGATAGGCATATGTGTCAAGAGGCAGTAAACACAGTTGGAAAGAACACAGTGATCTATACAAGAGACAAATGGTATAAGCAATTTGCCATGTGGCCAAATGTAAAAAAATTACCCGAACTACCATACGAAGGCACAAAAAGGCAAGATGAAGCATTCCATTGGGGTACTGGACCTTTTGCAGGAGTAGTTGCAGGATCGTTCAAACCTAAAGCAGTGTTCATGATAGGGTTTGACTTATATCCGTTACCAGGTTCTGACAACAAAAAAGACAATAACATTTATAGAGATACAAAGGGTTACACCTACATAAAACGCCCTGTCGATCCAAGTTATTGGATTTATCAATTTGCAAAACTGTTTGAACACACAGATTGTAGGTGGATCGTAGTTAATAGACAAGACTGGAAAATGCCACAAGAATGGAGTCAACATAAAAATGTTTTTCAAGAATCATATGAAGGAATGGCCAAATTTGTACAAAAGCAGTTGACAAAATCTAAATAACTGTTATAGTTAGATATGTTTGAAAATATAAAAGAAAATGAAGTAATTGCACTAAAATTTTCCACAGGAGAAGAAGTGCTGGCAACATTTAAGAAAGCAAATGAAAATTCAATTTCAATTATGAAAGGTCTTGTTTTAATGCAAGGTCCACAAGGAATTGCTTTAGGAACTTTTTTTAGTACTGCAGATCCAGAAAAAGAAATAGAATTAAACAAAAATCTTATATTGAGTGCGGCTGAATTAAATCCTAAACTTAAAGATCAATATAGTAATGTGTTTAGTAAAATTAAAACACAACCTAAACCATCAATTATTACATGAAGTCAAAACACAAAGAAAGTATAGTGTGTTTGGTTGATGCAACTGAATCTATATTAAATGCTATGGAAAAACATGGCATTGACGCTGATGAGGTAGCATCTAAACCAGAGTTTAAAATATTAGTTCATTTGATTAAAACAATCATAGACGGTGAAATTGGTATTCCAAATGAATTATCAGATAAAATTAAAAATCTTACAGATAATTTAGATCTTGACATCAATACCAATAAGACTGTACACTAGCATTAGAGGACTTCAAGACAATCATCCCTCTCTAAATATTCTGCTTGTCATCAAAGGAGACAAAGATGGCATACTACTCTACTAAAACATATGATCACAATGAAGGTCTGAGTTGTGCTTTTCGACAATGGAAAGCAACACATTCTCACTGCCGTTGGATCCATGGATATGCTCTAGCAGTTAAGTTCACATTTGGTGCCCATAAACTAGATGATAGAAATTGGGTGCAGGATTTTGGAGGACTAAAAGATATCAAGCAATGGTTGAAACAAATGTTTGATCATACTTTATGTATTTCTGAAGACGATCCTGAACTTGATAAGTTCAAAGAATTACACGCAAAAGACTTGTGTGATTTGAGAATTGTTCCTGGTGTTGGCTGTGAAAAATTTGCTGAACTGATCTACAATCACGTAAGTAAGATTATCAACAACGATAGAATATGGTTAGAATCTGTTGAAGTGAAAGAACACAGCGGTAATGGAGCAATTTTTAAAAGACCAAATTAAGATTACACTATCTGGCACAAAAGAATTAACGTATAAAATTAAATTGTACAATAATCCTTTTGTGCTTAGATGGTTGCAAGAATTAAAAAATATAATCAGACAGAAACTAATATTAGAGAAAAATTATTGTTTCATAGGTTTTGCCGATGGCACCAGAGATCTCACGTTTTTATGTAAGGAATTAAATGTTTCAATTAAACAGATCAATGATTTTAATTTTAGTCAAGCATGGCAACTTGCAGGACTAGAGCCATATAAAATTGAACGTAATTTTACTCCTACAGATTTTATGGAATCTGAAGACTTGCCGATTGGAAGACAGTTAGAAGGCTGTAGGCTTAAACATGAAGCCTGTAATGAATTACATAGATACTTTGAAGATTTACAGGGTCAGGCTTGGAATCTTAGCAAGTATTACTATGCGGCAGATAATAAAACAAAATATGCAATACGGCAACTGAACAATATCTGTCATGAGATAGAAGGTTGGGTAAACGCATATAGAAAATCAAAATTTGAACCTGAATGGATAAGACCCAGCCAAATAACAACCTTTTTACATGCACCGAGGAAGCCTTTACAAGACAGCGACTACGAACTTTTTAAACAAAATAGATATGATAGAGAACTTGGTGGTGTTTACCTTCATTGGTCACAGGTAGGAAAAACTTTATATGAGGTATGGAGAGATCATGATGAAGCAGTAGGAGAGGGTGGAATCAATGCACAAGAACTTTACAGCGGTGAGTTTGATATTGAATGGGGACAAACAATAACCGATGCTAATGATTTTAAAAAAACAGAAACAGAAGAATTTAAAAAATGGTTGAAAGACAATGACTATGATTGGGAAGATCCTAAACTAGCATTGGGTTACATAAAGTTAGGACAAGTAGATCTAAATGAATCCTTTGGCACAGATAATTTCTTAGAGGTATACAAGCAAATGTTGAATTGCTTAAATATTAAAAAGATACAAATCACGGGTGGTAAGCAAATTGAAAATGTGTATAATTATAGCCTTAGTGATAGCAATTGGAAAGACATACAAATAAACGAATTGAGAAAAGGTTATGAATCACATACTTTGCGTTAAATGGGGTAACAAATATATTAGTCAATACGTAAATGTTTTGAAAAATATGATAGCAAAACATACTACTGTTCCTTATCAATTTCATTGTTTTACAGAAGATCCAAAAGGACTTGATCCTGATGTAAATGTAATTCCTTTTCCTCCAGGTGGACATATAAAAGGTTGGTGGAGTAAATTAAGTATGTTTCAAAAGGATATAGGAATACAAGGAACAATTTTGTATCTAGATCTAGACGTAATAGTGTTTAGAAATATCGATGAACTTTTTAGTTACAATCCTGGAAAATTTATGATAATAAGAGACTTCAATAGATGCCGAGTGTCGGATTGGAGACAGAGTAATTCAAGCATAATGCGTTGGAACACCGGCACTATGAATTATCTATGGGAAGAGTTTGACG